AAGGTATACTTTGAGGCTGATCATTCTGGTGACAACGTAAAATATAAATGGATTAAAGCTCCCCAGAGTCAGTAATATTAAAGTATTATATATTAATATCATCTATGGATTCAGACAATATCTCAAAGGCATTAACTTATGTCGACAAAACTCCGAGCATTGAAACGCTTCGGAACGCATACGATCAAACGGTAACAGATCTGCAGTCCTATTTTGACTTGTGTCGATCTAGTTACGACGACCGCAGGAACTGGTGGCCAGGCAAAAGCCGTGACCACCGCAAGCACGGAGCTGACGCATTTCCCTGGGAGGGAGCGTCCGATATGGAGAGTCACGTTATTGATGAACGCATCACTCGACTCGTCTCCCTGTTTGTTGCATCTTTAAATCGAGCAAACGTAAGAGCTTTCCCTACTTCCCTAGATGATATAGGTAGAGCCAAGTTAGTTTCGGGCTTCTTAAAGTGGATGGTTTCGTCTGGATACATTCCTCGCTTTGGGCGAGAAATGGAACTAGGAGCTAACTATTTATTGGAGCGAGGTATTTTAATTACATATGTTGGGTGGCACCGAGAGGATAGAACTTTTCTTCAAGAGCTAGACCTAAATCAAATTGCTTCCATAGCCCCAGAGATAGCACAGCTCATCCAGTCCGGGGAAGAAGACGACTCCTTAATTTCATTAATGGAATCAACATTCCCTGGGGTTAAGAAGTCCAGAGCTAAAAAAGCATTAAAGAAACTTCGCAAGGAAGGTAAGGCGGAACTTCCTGTAGTTCGCCGAGAGGTTGATGCACCGCAGATTAAAACACTAGCACCTGATGGTGATTTCTTTTTTCCGCCCTATGTTACGGATCCACAGCGTGCGCCTTATTGTTTTTGGAAGACTTACTTTACCCCTCAAGAGCTAGAGAATAAGGTTTCAACTGACGGATGGGACAAGGACTTCGTTGACTACATTATCGAACATTATCGAGGCGTTAGTTCGAACAGCCTTGATGAGCTTCAAGAGGGTCGGAGATCCGGCAACCTAACAAGCAATGCTTATGAAGCGGACGAGTTAATTGAAATTGTTTATGGATACCAACGTCTTATTGATCCAGAGGATGGAGCCGAAGGTATTTACTGCACAGTATTTAATCGTAGTTTTAGTGGCAACGAGCAAGCTCCAGGATTTGCAAAGTTTGAGTTGCTAAATGGATACGAGGATTACCCAGTTGTAGTTACTAAACTTTCCGAGGACAGCAAACGACTCTACGACACAATCACGATCCCCGATGTTCTTCGAGGCATACAGAATCAAGTCAAGGTCGAAAGGGACTCCCGTGTTGATCGCAACAGCCTTTCTACTCTACCCCCAATACTTCATCCAGTAGGTCAAGCTCCAAGCGATTGGGGACCTGGTCGGATGATTCCATACCGTCGCAAAGGGGATTTGGATTTTGCCCCTACACCACCTTCTCCGACTGGGTCTATAGAGATTGAACAAACTCTAGAAGAGCAAGCCGACAGGCTTGTAGGTTTAGATGAAGCGTCTAGTATTTCTGGAATACGCAAGCAGTTCTTAGTGGATAAATTTTTAAATCACTCCGCTGAAGTAATGTCTATGGCATTTAAATGCTTCCAACGGTTCGGTCCTGACCAAGTATTCTTTAGGGTAACTGGTAATGCTGACCCAATGAAAATGACTAAGGGTAGTGCTGAAGAAGATTATGACATTATGATCAGCTACGATGTCCTAAACTCAGACCCAACAGCTCAAGAACAAAAGTTACAACAAATTGTAGCCTTGACTCAAATGGATCGCAATGGTCGTATCAATATGGATTCGTTAATGGACATCGCTGCGGCATCTATTGATCCAGTCCTTGCCGATACCGTTTTACAGCCAGCACAACAAGCGACTGAACAAATGACACAATTCGTAACTGATGACCTTGCAAAGATTTATTCTGGAATGGAAATGCCAGCTCGACCAAATGGTGGTCAGATTGCTATGCAAATTATTCAGCAATACGCATCGCAACCGGACATCGCTGAACGCCTCAATTCGGACGAAGCATTTGCGGGTCGTCTGCAGAAGTATGCTGGTCAGTATCAGTTTGCTCAACAGCAGCAAGTCAATGCCACTCAGTATGGTCAGTATGGAACAGCAGCCGCAACTGTCGGAAATGTTGAAACTCAAGGACTTGCAGGTAGCTCATATGGCGGATAATAAAAGCACACGACAACAGGCTAAAGATCGAGAAAGACAACTAAACTTCAAGGAAGTAAATGGTTTAGTCCAGGAATACTTCGGTCAGGATCCCGCCGTTCTATCGGCGATATATGGTAACATCGCGGTAGAAACTGGTGAATCCTATGACTATTTGCAAAAACAATATCAAGGAGGTCCTGGCAGGGGGCTATTCCAGTTCGACTGGCACAGACCTTACTATGCAAAGTTTCTGAAGAGGTATAACAAAAAGGACAGCCCACGGTCACAAATTGAATATGTTCATAAGGCAATCTATGATAAGGGCAGTCAAGAGGAAAAAGATTTAGGACAAGGGAACGCAAAACATATACGAGAAGCATTTGCTTCTGGAGATCTTGAGAGATCAAACGATATGTTTATTGAAAGATTTTTAAAACCAAAGAAAGCAAAGGCTCATCGGGATCGAAGAATGAATGCTTCAAAAAAATATTATAATCACATTGCTCCCATTATAGAAAGAGCTAAGCAAGCAAGAGAAGCTCAACAAAGGTAAACCAAATGACACTCGAAGACGATCTAAAACAATTATCTAACTACGAAGCGTTTGCTCGTTTTTTATCAACAGTAGAAACGCTCAGAGAGGAGTGCATCGAAGAGATGCACCTAGCAAAATCAGAAAACATACAGCAGTTAGCTGGTCGAATACTGACCTACGACCAGCTATTGCAAATGTGCAACTGGAAAAAGATACGAAAAATACATCCGCAAGCCGATGGGCTTGCTTAGTGTGTTAATATATTTTCATCGCCATCGCTCGGCGTTAAGGAGTGGAAACAACCAAATATATGTCAGACGAAATAGCAACGGAAATCGCTGAATCCGTATCAGAAAATACAGCGGAAACTAATAACATAACAGCGGGTGACTTTGTTGCCAACCGCTTGGCAAACCTAAAGGAGCAAGCAGAAGCGCCACCGGAACCATCCGAAAGCGAAGAGGCTCAACCAGAAGGTGAACCAGTAGTAGAAGCAGAGTCAGAAGAATCCGAAACGGAAGCGGAGGCAAGTGAGCCAGAAGCTGAGGTAGAGGAGGAATCCGAAAATGTTCTTTCACAGTTAGACTTAGATGATATGTCCGAAGATGATCTTCGTGAACTATCCGAAAAACTTGGCAGTCGCGCAGTAGCACGATTCGGCGAGCTTACCGCAAAGCGGAAAGCCGCAGAGGAGCGTGCGACTATGCTGGAAGCTAAGTTGCAAGAAAAACCTCAAACTCTCACCGCACCCGAAAAAGTAGCTAATAACCCCTTCGCTTCACTAGATACAGTCGAAGCCCTACAGGAAAAAGCCACTGAAATAAATTCAGTAATTGAGTGGGCAGAGGATACGTTGTTTAATGCAGATGGATACGGACCAGAAGACATTGTCGTAACAGTTAACAATCAGGAATTAACTAAAGCTGATGTGCGTAAGACTTTATTGAACTCACGTAAATCAAGAGATAGGTTTCTTCCTGCTCAACTAAATACTATCCAGGCAAAAGAGCAAGGTAAAAAACTCAAAGAAAGCTACGTCTCCAAGGCGATAGAAGAGTTATCTTGGTTGTCAGGAGAGGACAATGACACAAGGCATCAATACAATGCAATTATGCAGGACAAGCGGGTAGAAGATATGCTAAACACTCTTCCGCCTGATGTGTCCGCACAATTACCTTACTTAATGGCTCACGCAGCTAATAGTATGTATGGGCGCAAGCCCGTTCCTGCAGACAAACCAAAAGCGTCTGCAACATTGAACCCTCCAAAGTCCGTTGACTCTGGAGCAACTAAGTCAGAAAAAACTGTGGATCCATCGAGTAAAGCTGTTCAAAAATTAGTAGAACAATATAAGACCTCAGGTCACCAAGCTGATTTCGTCAAATTCAGAACCCAACAACTTAAAAACCGATAACCTATTATAAAATATTATGGCATTTTCAAATACCTATGATGTAACAAATACAGGTTCGGCTGTTTCCAATCGCGAAGACTTGACAGATGTCTTGACTATTCTCGCTCCTGAAGAAACTCCCGTCCTTTCGTCCGCACAAAAACAACGTGCAGCAGCAACTAACACAGAGTGGACTGTTGACAGTCTTTCAGCACCTAGCACAGCTGGTATCGTTGAAGGCGCAGACGTCGTCACTCACACTGATCAATTTGCTGGTCGCGCTCGTATGGGCAACTTCACTCAGAAGTTCCGTCGTGACTACAAAGTTTCTGATTTACAAGAAGCTGTTGAGTCCGTTGGCCCAGCTCGCATTGCTCAAGCAGAAGCTAAAGCTATTCGTGAACTAAAGCGTGACATCGAGGCAACTCTTTGCTCCGCCAATGTAAAGCAACAAGCTACCGCTACTGACCCTTACAAGATGACTGGTCTTGGTGGATTCATTGATAGCGCTGCTGCTGACACAACGGTTCCTGCTGGATTCAAAACTCCTGCAAGTAGCATCTACACTACTACTGAGTCCGCAGCTAACGCATTCAGCGAAACTGCATTCAACGACATTATCTCTAGCATCTTCGAGGTAAACGGTGTATCCAATGGTCTTGTCCTTGTGGCTGACGTTGGCCTTCGCCGTGTGATCAGCGACTTCGCTCGCCTGTCCACTGTATCAACTGAAACAAGCATCCGTAACGTCAACTATGACGGCGGTGTTGCAGCGATTAAGCTCTCTGTTGAGCTTTACCAAAGCGATCACGGTATTGTTTCTATTGTCAACGCTAACCCTGACTGTATGCCTAACTTTGGCGGAACAACTGCTAACTCAAGCGGTTACCTCGTCAACCCAGAGTATTATGGTGTTCACGAACTAATCCCAATGGGATCGACTCGCCAGCTCAACAATGGTGGTGGCGAACGTGGTTTCGTTGATTGTGCTTTGACCCTAGGTGTTTACCACCCACAGGCTCACGGCTTGATCCAAGACGTTAAGTAAATAATTCTGGTTGGGGGGCGCAAGCCCCCCTGCCTTTTTATTATGCAAGTTGTAAACCAACAGGGAATTTCCGATGAGGAAATCAACAATGCTTTAATGCAGGAGGTTCAAGCGAGTCTACACGAGGAAAAGCATACAGAGAAAGATCGTTACGATCAGGCACGTAAAGATGCCAGTAGTAATGTCGGCAAGGAACACCCCTTGCTAGGCAGGTGCGTAGCAACAATGCCGCCCAGGGAATACTTTAGATTAATCAAGAAATACGGACACGCCGAGGTTCACTCTAAAGAATTTTTAAAATATTTTCAAAACAAATTTTCAGACCTTTCACCCAATAAGATTTAATGCAGATAAAATCCTACAGCGATCTATACAACCTCATAGTTGCACTGTCTGGTGTAGGCACATTTACACCTGAAGAAAACATTAACATTGAGCAGTTCGTTAATCGCAGAGCATTTGAAGCATACCGTGCCAGCCCAAGCTGGCCTCGATACGCAGTCATAGGTGAAGAGCGCACAGTTAGTTCTGATGGTGTAGTCCCTTACACGGAGGGAACTCTCAGTGAGATCGGAGACTTTCAAAGGATCTATCGCACACAACCGTTTGATCGTGACTCCGCATTGGAATACGACTTCTACGTGGACTCAAGTGGCGCTCACATATTAAACCTTGTAGCAAATGATTCAAGCAAGGTATTCGTAAACTACCAAAAGATACTACCTACATTTACATCAACATCAACTGTTGATGAGATACCCTATGAGTTCTTTTTCTTTCTGGCGCACGCTGTCTACGCTGACTTCCTTCGTATGGACGGTCAACACACCAAGGCACTTCAAGAGGAAGGGGTCGCCAATAACTATCTAGCTTTGGAATTAGAAAAGATCGACATTAGATCAAACAACAATACAATCAACAAGAAGTTTTCAACTTACGTGAATCGACAATCTCGATAACACTTAACCCCCGTGATATAATACCCTTATGAATTCATTCGTTACTAACTTATATATGAAGCCGACGCCCGCCGCGACTTCACAACGTCTTACTCCAGATGCGTCTACTGTCGCTTCTTTTACTGGACTTAATAGCGGAACTAAAGCGGTTTCTTTTGATGTTCAAACCAATGATGTTTTTATGACAATTGACGGGTCTACGCCGACTACTACAAACGGTCATAAGTTATATGCTGGAAGAGCGTATACAATTAGCTTTACTTCGGCAATTGCTGCTCAGTTCATATCTGCATCTGGCTCCGCTGTTATATTTGGCTCCGAGCTAACAACATAATGGAAACCCAACAGCTAACACCTGTTGGCGGTCTAACGCAAACCGGGTTTGGTGACTTAGGTGCAGGGGTTGTTGACGTTAATGACCTACCAACTCCTGATCCTCTCAGGTTTCCGCTTTTAACATTTACGGCTCCTGCAAGCGGGACTGAAAGTGTTGGTTGGTCTGCTGGGGGTAGCAATGTTATTGCTTATTACGGTGACGGAACTTCAAATAGTGACTTGGGGCACACTTACACTGGGTTGACCCCAGGAGAACAAATGACCATATCCTTAAGCGGTCAATACCAATTTGGTTTTACGGCTGGCTCTAGTCTAAAGTCTCTTGAAAATTTAACTTTCTGGTGGGACGGCATAGCGAATACACAAAATACTCTTAATTTAAAAGATATGGGAATTACTCGCAGGATGACCCCTACAATGAGTAACAACTATAGTACTTTGAATTTAGAAGGAAATTCTATTGAGGGAAAATTCCCATCGGGTATTACGGTTAGCTCAAATTGCTTTATAAAAGACAATAAACTAACTGGAAGTCTTCCCGCCATAACGTCAGGTATTAAAAAATATCAGGTTCAGGGCAACGCATTTACTGGGGACATTCACGACATAAGTAATTATTCCCAGATTCAGGCATATTTAGCATACGGCCAGGACGATGGAAAAAGTTATGACAGGGTGAATAACCCCAAGATTATGTTGACGGGTGAAATACCGAACTTATCTACGTGCGCTGCTTTAACATTTTATCACGTTGGTGCAGGAGAACCTTGGAATCGTGGATTTAAAAACGATCTTAGCCTAGCATCTGACTTCGATGTAACCAATAAACTGTCAAGATTCTACGCAAGTAATTGCCTACTATCGACGGCGGAGATTGATAAATTATTAAATGCTTTTGCTAATGCTGGCACAACTAGCCCAGACATTATAGATATAAGTGGTAGTAATGGTTACCCTACGTCGGCAGGATTGGCTGACAAGGACACGCTCGTGGCGGCGGGATGGACTGTAAATTTACCCGCACAAAGATAATGCACGATATTATATATAGATCAACCATCGGAACAGGTGGCTTTATCGCTACCATTGAACTATCTCCCGTCAACGAAGTGCTTGGTTTCTGCGTAGGACTAGCGACGTTTATCTATATGACCGCATCCGCAATCAAGGTGATCAGGGAACTCATAAAGAAATAATGACACCAGAACTAATGGCTATGATCGGAGGCGGAGCCTCTGGTTTTATCTTTAAACTGATTGGGCAACTTGTCGCTAATCAGCAAGGCACCGTGGACGCTATGCTCAAGAAGCAAGCCGCTGCCGATGCAAGCCACGAGAAGGCCGCTAAAAGGGGCGGTGAGTGGGTCAGGAGGGTCATAGTATGCACTGTCCTGTTTGCGGTCGTTGTAGCCCCCTTTCTGTTGGCTCACAGCCCAGAGGGAGTTACCGTAGGGCAGGAGACATCTTCCTTCTTTGGTCTATTCAAGGGAATCAAGTATCAGACACTCAATGGATACCTAATTCTACCAGAGGTTCGCCAAACAGTTCTAGCCATTGTCGGATTCTACTTCGGATCTTCAACCATTAAATGAATGAAGTTCTACAAATCATCGCATCTCTCTGGCCTATCGGCATTGGCGTTATTACGCTCATTGTCGTTCTAGCTAGAATGCACTACAACCTAGAAGCTCTGACAGAGAAGGTAAAAGTCCTGTTTGATTTTCACAACAAAAGAAACAAATAATATTATGCCACAAGGAAAAGGAACATACGGAACTACAAGAGGTCGTCCACCCAAGAAGGGGAAGATGGGCAAAAAAGGAAAGTGTAAGTAATGCCCAAGGACGCCTGCTATAAAAAAGTCAAAGCCCGTTACAAGGTATTCCCATCTGCGTATGCAAGTGGGGCGATAGCCAAGTGCCGTAAGGTAGGAGCAGCTAACTGGGGTAACAAATCAAAGCGGAAAAAAATATAGATGGCTGTCCGCAAGACAAAGAAGGGTGCGGATCTCAAGAGGTGGTTCGAGGAGAAGTGGATCGATGTCCGATCCGGGAAGCCCTGCGGCAGACAGAAGGGCGAAAAGCGAGGAACGCCTTATTGCAGACCATCCAAGCGTGTCAGCGGAAGAACTCCTGTGACTGCTGGGGAAATGACATCGTCAGAGAAACGCTCAAAGGTTTCAGAAAAGAAAAAACTAGGACAACCAAAAGGTAAACCACGTAGGGTAAAACCAGTCAAGAAATAGACTGCTGTGGTATAATACTCACAACTTTAAACAACTCTAAACAACAATTATTATGGCAGACGCATCACCAGTCGTATTCGGAATTTTCAAAGCATTAAAAAACAAAGTCAATAAAGCATTTAGGGTTCCACCTAAAACTAAATCATCGGATCTCAAGAGGCCGGAGAAATTTAAGCCAGCCGAAGTCCCCAAGCAGACCTACGGAAACAAATCACAGCAAGCAACCAGCACGGCCAATCGACAAAAAATTATTGATGCCAACAAAGCTGGAAGTAAAGCTATGGACGAGGCTAATGCAGCCCGTAGAGCAAGCAACCGAACATTAGTTGAGGGAACTAACGCCAGTAGGACACAGGGCATTCGCAATCGAGTAGTAGCTGGAACGGCAGGAACAGGAGGAGTAGCAACAGCGGCTTATCTAATGAGTGGTGACGCTACGATTACTCCAAAAGCAAAGCCTTCAACACCAACATCCTCGCCTGCCAGAACACCAGTAGCAGATGCGCCAACGCAAAAAATTGTTCCTTGGAGGGACAGAGCATCAATTGCAAAAGCAAGCTCAACTCCATCACAGGACTCAACTAGTTCATCGAAAAAGTCGATGTCCAGAAAAGGCAGTGGCGTTTCTATCCCTAACGTTCGGCACTCAGATGTAAGAGGAGCCTTCCGCAAGGCTGGCAAAGGTAGAAAAACCGCAATGCAAGCTACCAAATCTCGCTACCTTGCTGGTCAAGCCAAACGTGAATCCAAGGGTGCAAGTAACGTTCCAAAACAAACACAATCAATCGCAAAGCCCGCTGAAATTACAAAGAGGTATGAATTGTCTGCTCAACAAGCGGGTGACAAGTTACTACAAACAGCGAGTAATTTGTTTCCAAAAAGTTCACCTACAACTGCAAAGGTAACGAGTAAGCCCGTGGCTCCTAAAACTGGAGATGCTAGGTATACAGACAAGCAACGAGAAACACTTTCAAGACTAGATAATGTCAGTCCTGGGCTAGCAAAACGAAAACGAGCACAGCTTGACGCATTGTTGAAACGAGCCGGAAAGTAGCAACTAACTGATGGCAGACAAGTCCAAGATGAAGTGCAACGTGCCACGCCGTGAAGTTCAGGGTGGGAAGAAGTTCGTTGTGAAAGCCTGTCAGGGAGGAACCGAAAAGATTGTAAGATTCGGAGATGCCAATATGAGCATCAAGAAGAATCAACCAGCTAGAAAGAAAAGCTACTGCGCTCGAAGCGGAGGCATAAAAGGCAAGAGCAATAAACTGTCAGCTAACTACTGGAGCCGTAAGGCTTGGAACTGTTAACAATAAAAACCCTTGTCAAGATACACTACATACGGACCAACTGATGACCCCATCCAGGATGATATGGACGTGGGGTTCGTTGGCTTTAATACTTACAGCCGCCCCGATCAGTTGCCGTCTGGTATGCTGTCAAATAGTTCAAACGGGCGCATTGGCAAAAACGGCGAGTGGCAAGTGAGAAAAGGTATCGCATCAATTAAAGCACCCTTTGCTTCTGGCGACAAGGTCTTAAGATTACCTACTAATCCTGAAGTTGAAGTTAACCCTACGGTAGTCTGCTTACTACCTACTGCGATTCGCTCTGCTAGTTTATCTAGCAATAAGGTTTTGATTGTTATTGATGACGATGTAGTATCTCCCGTTGAGCCAGGTCACGTGTTTGCAGTAGGCGATACGGTAGATGTAGAGGGTCTAGTCGGAACCCCTGACCCCAACGGCTCGCACGTAGTTACTGCGGTAACAGACAACGGAAGCACCAGAACAATTGAGTACGACTTAGTTGGTGACGATGTAGCCGCTTACAGCGGCTTTGCCCTCACCCTTCCGTTCAATTTAAACGACTCAGGAACTCAACCTTTACTGACCGCAATTACTCTGTCGCCAGTTATAGGTTTTAATATGATACTGGATCAAGGAAATGTTGCTGGAGTTTACGCAAGCACTACCTTCAGTGACCCGAATCAAAATAACAGTCAGTTTATTATATTAGCGTCCAACGTAAACGCAGTAGCTACTAATTTAGACGATCCGACTACATCAATTACGATGGGCTACCCATCTGGAGAGAACGTGCCAGTTGCCAGCAGTATGCTGCAAGCATTCAATAAAATCTTTATATTCCGTGATGGTCAGGCCGCATTAGAAAACGAAAAGTTCTTCAGTCCTTTGCGTATTACATCTGCTGGTACGGGATCAGGGTATGCCAACAACATACAAACTTCGGGCAATCACGGATTGTCTGTAGGCGACGCAATTACTATTTCAGGGCTTACTGGTTTTCCTGGAGAAGGAGACCAAACTGTTGCAGACCAAGATCCAAACGGAACTTGGGTTGTCCTAACGGTACCTAGCGATACGTCCTTTTCGTATTTACTTCCAGAGGCATATTCAAGTGCAGCCAACTATACACTTAGTTCAGCGTCTCAAGTATCTCCAGGTTTTAAACTTGTCAAAAGCGGGCACTACACTCAACCGACGCAGATCGTATGCGACGAAGGTGAATTTGCCATTATCAATAGTCGTGGAGTTATTCATAAAACCGAAAGCGTTGTGGATGGCAATGTCCTTTCAGTTATATCCTCAAGTCAAAGTAGCCAGACAAGTGGACTTTCGATAGGTGAAACATTTGATGTGGCTAAGGTTCACAAACAAGGTCCTACTAAAGATATCACTGCAGGTGTCAACAATGGAAGTTCTCACGGCAACCCAGAGTATGCTGGACTATATCAATACGTCATAACCTCTGCTGGGCACGGTTATAACGTCGGCGACCCAATTACAATTTTTGGTTTTGAGACCGACATTTCTGGAAAACAGTTCGTTTCTGAACGAACGGCGAACACCGTCACGTATTATAGTCCTAATAATAAAACCCCTGCATTCACAGGAGATGAAACCATTAACCTAGCGGATGGAGTGGAGTTCTATATTGATGCGTCAAAGACTACAACGCACGCTACGGACGGGGAGTCCCTGTCATCTACCCCCATATTTACCAGACAGGTGTCGGTAGGATTAGGCTTCAGCCATATGCCCGCTCCCGAATACGCGACCTATCACCAGCGCAGGCTTGTAATGCCATTTAAATACACAGCGGACGATGTAGTAAATGACTTTACTTACAGAAAAATATTAGACGAAATTATTACCTCGGATATCCTGGACTCCGATACCTATGACCAGATATACGGGCAGTTTAGGTTTAACGCAGGAACAGCAGATTTCAACGTCGGTCTGCACTCATTCTCGGACGACAAGCTGCTGGTGTTTAACCGCAATAGCATTCACCTTGTAAGTGGAGCAGGACAAATCGCAAAGGTACAGCTAATTACTGACGAGGTAGGGTGCGTAGCAAGGCAGACTATCGTGCAAGTAGGGAACAACGTGTTGTTCCTTTCGGACAATGGTGTATACGGTGCTAATTTCCAAGATCTATATAACCTTCGTGGTAACGAAGTACCGTTGAGTTCCCCCATTAACCCCATTATCCAGCGCATCAACAGGGACGTATGGGACAAAAGCGTAGGCGTATACTTTGATAATCGGTATTACCTTGCGGTTCCCTTGAATGAAGAGGTCGTTACCGTAGACGTCAATGGAGTATCTTCTACACGAATAAATCGTGCGCAGGCTAACAACGCTATATTAATATTTAACTTACTCAACAAGCAGTGGGAGAGCATTGACACTACCAATGCGCCCAACTGGGACATCGCTAACTTAATTGTTGCGGGTAAAAAGTCTGACCGTGCTGTTTATGCAGTAAATAGCCTAGGCGGTTTGCATAGGCTTGATGCTCGTGTGCAGGCCAAGGATATACTTGCTACTACAATTCCAGTCTCAGGATCCGAAACTGAAGATCCTTATGATATACCTGCTTCTGTTACCACTAGGCAGTTTACCCTGGGCAGTATGGATCGCAAGCGTTGGAACAATCTAGAGCTGCACGTTCAGTCGTCCATAGATGAAGCCTCTGACTTAAGCATTAGCGCAGAGCTAGAGAACCTTGACACTACCATAGCCCTTAATACTCTGAGCGCATTAAATTCAGGCACTGCACTAAGCCCGGACGAGGATGTTTCCGTTCGTGCTAGAATAGGTAACAAGCGAGCATACGGGATGCAAGTCACCCTTAACAATACGTCTGGCCGACCTAGATTCAGAGGAATCAAGGTTGGCGGAGCCGAAGCATTTAGATCAACAAATAAAGCAATATAAGATATGGCAATTATTACTACAGGACAAACCTTCAACGCTACTGATGCGGTTACATCAACTAAGCTGCAGAACATTGCAAGCGCGGCGACGTTCGACGACCCCGTGGATGAAACAAGCCTTGAAAAAATCACATCGGGAACTGACCTCGGAAAACTAAGGATTAAAGCGGGTGGAGTAACTACATCCAAAATAGCTAACAATACGATAACATCAGATCAGATTCAGGACGATAGTGTAACCACAAACAAGATCGACGATGGAAGTGTAACGGCGAATAAATTAGCAACGGATGCACTAGAGTTAGCTTATCCACTTGGTTCTATTTATATGAACGCTGACAGTGCATCTAATCCGTCTACATTGCTAGGGTTCGGTTCTTGGAGTCTTTTTAGTCAAGGTACTTTTCTTGCTGGCTATAAGTCCAGTGACAACAACTTTGATCAAGTGGGCTATGGTCAGAATACCAATGGTAGGGTTGGAGCCGTTCACGTTAAACTTACATCTTCGCAATCTGGATTGCCATCTCACAGTCATACACTACTTGGTGGAGGATTTAATGGTAACTCTGGGGCTGAGCCAGGGAACAGTAGAAGCAGTAATTTAGGTCAAACTGGAACAACTGGTGGCGATGATGCCGCAGACTATCACGAAAATATGCCACCGTATACCGTCGTTTATATGTGGAGACGCACAAATTAATAATTAACCATCAAGAACTATGCCTGTTATAAATAAAGGAACATCGTTCTCTAATGGAGAGCAACTTACGGCAGACAAGATCAATGACTTGCTCGACTTGGCTACGTTTACTCAGGATGCAACTGATAGTCAAACAACGACTGTTAACTCCGCAGGTCAGATCAGGGTTAATCCAGGCGGGATTAGCCCTACAGAATTAAGTGCAGGCGGTCCTCGTTGGTCTTCTACAGCTGGTCGACTTTACGTTGACGGGATTCTTGATAGTAATAACTATACTACTGGAGGTATTTCTGTTAATGGCAACCTTGTTGGCGACCGAGGCTATGCTTTCATTGACCTTCACGGTGATAGTACAGGCACAAGCGAGTATGTTCGATTACTTAACTCTAACGGAAACTGTTCTTTGGAAAATAAAAAAGATGGGCGAAGTATAAAGCTAGTGACTAATAAGAGCGATGGAACGAATAACCCCAATGCACTTGTAGTAAATGGTAATGGAAATGTAGGCATTGGAGATCCATCCCCTGATAAACCATTAACAGTTGTAACCACCGATGCAGCACCATTAAAACTACAGAGAACTGGAGGTTCTGACCTTAATACAACTATTCTTTTTGAGAATGATGGCGGTACTGATTGGTATGCTGGTAAAGCTGGTGCTAATGGTTTCGGTATAGGAACTAGTGCAGACCTTTCTGGTACTGCAAAATTTCGTATTAATAATTCAGGCAATGCAATAGTCCAAAACAATTTATTAGTCGGAGGAACAGACACAAGCCCATACAATAACACCGCTGGTTCTACTGGAAGCGGTAACTCCGCTCTTGCGGCAGACGGGGCAATATATTCAGGGAGATATCAAAATGTTCCCATTGCCATTAACACGTATGGTTGGACTGGTGATAGTTCAATATATAGGGATTTGCAGCATTTTTATGTAAACGGTTTAAACAGGGGCAAACTTCAAGGAAATGTAAACGGACAAGTTCGGTTATTAAACCAGTCTGACTACCGCCTAAAGGAAGATGTAATTGACATAGAGTCCAGCATCGAAAAAACCAAGCAACTTAACCCAGTTAATTTCGCTTGGAAAGAAAGCGGAAACCGTGTTGATGGTTTCATTGCTCACGAACTTCAAGAGGTTTGTCCAGATGCGGTAAGCGGAACTAAGGACGAAGTCGACGACGAGGGCAACCCAGAATACCAAGGCATCGACCAAAGTAAAATTATACCTTTACTTACCAAAGCTCTCCAAGAAGCTATAACTAAAATTGAAACTCTAGAAGCCCGACTAGATTTAATAGAGACCGTTTAACAATTAAGAACTATGCCTGTTATAAATAAAGGAACATCGTTTTCCAACGGAGAACAGTTAACGGCTGACAAGATCAACGACTTGATTGACTTAGCTACGTTTACTCAGGATGCAACCGACAGTCAAACAACGACTGTTAACTCTGCGGGTCAGATTAGAGTCAACCCAGGTGGCATTAGCCCTTCAGAACTAAGCAGAGGTGCGCCTAGTTGGAATGCCACAGCTGGTCGACTTGACGTTGACGGAATGCTTGATGGTAGCGTTAATGTCGCAGGTATTTCTATTAACAGAAACCTTAGTAACTCGACTGGCTATGCTTTCCTTGACCTTTACGGTGATAATGGTACAAGCACAAACCAGTATGTTCGATTACTCAACAGTAACGGAAACTGTTCTTTGGAAAATAAAAAAGCAGGGAAGGCTATTGAACTAAAGACTACTGATTCCAGCGGAACCCTACGTACTGGACTTAAAGTAGATGCCGCCCAAAACGTTGCCGTAAGAGGTGACATAACAGGCGACAGCAACACAGGAAGAACGGCGATATTCGGAGGGACAAACGGAAACGGTGCAAACATTGAGCTATATGCAGGTTCTCACAACAATGGTCCCAATAAGGCTTACTATGATGCCAGTGTGCATTACTTTAGGGCACAAAATGGGACAGGTGATACTACAGTATCAGTTCGGGGGCAACTGCACGTAAAACCAATCCAATATGCGGCTAATCAAGACGGCTATCTTCTACGGGGTGGAGCAAACAATAATTCCTCTTGGGACGCCTTCGGAATTAAACTCAAGACTAACTCGGGTGGCTCTCCTATTATGTGCGCTAGCACCCAGAATACTAATGACGTTATGACGTGGAAAGATGATAAGGTCGGTATTGGAACTATCGTACCATCCGCGACATTAACCGTAAACGGTAGCATAAATTACTCTGGCAGCCTTACACATACTTCTGACCGTAGGCTTAAAGAAAATGTTAATGACCTATCAGGAAGTCTAGATAAACTTGCACGGCTCAACGGTAAGTCCTATACTCTGATTGATGACGAAGAGGGGCAAACTGAGTTTGGTTTTATAGCTCAGGAAGTTGAAGAAGTGTTCCCTGAAGTCGTTCAAGAAGTGCAGCAGTATGAATTAGACGAGAATGGAGAAGAGACCACTAAAGAAGTAAACTACCTGGGTGTATCTTACGTCCAACTTATAGCCCCTATGGTAGAGGCTATAAAAGAACTTAAGTCTCAAAATGAAACCCTAGAAGCCCGTATCGAGTCACTCGAAAATGCTTAATCATATGCAATAATGAACCCCCTCCTGCAGTCAGTTCAAATAGCATTACAAAATGCCGAGCAAAAACAAGCCATTGACTTTATAAATAAGGTCGTGGATTTCTGCATTGAACACGAGAACGGGAAGGTATTGTCTGGATGGCCTGAAGATAGAATACAGCTCCTTATTGGCTACCATATGGCAAAGGATACTTTCATTGTAGAACGGGACGCAGAGGGCAATATTGGGGGTTTAGGTATGTGGTATAATTGCAACGAGGACGATGACGAATCGTTTATTGAAAATTGGACTGCCGACGACCCAGACGGGAACGCAATATTTATGGCCTTCTTATTTTCAAATACTACCGAAACCTTTAAAAGACTCACAAGAAACTTCATTAACAAATGCCCTGAGGTTATGCAAAAAAAACTACTAGGCATAAGACGCCGGAGGGGTTCCGCCGTCAGGGTAGAATACTCACCCAAAGTTTTTAAGAAAGTATTAACTATATAAGATTATGGGATCATCAAGAATACCACCACCACCAGAAACTATTGACCCAGGTCAGTCAATGGGAGAATACTTGTTCGGGACGGACTTTGGTAATGCTCAAGGCATTACTGATCCTGCATTGCAGAATCGATTGCTTGAGGCAGAGCAAAGATACCGTCCTCAATACGCCGCACTAGAGCTTGCCGACATTGGAACCTACGCTCAAGGCATTGCGGGCGGTAAGGATAACCCTGCGTATAAAAGACTTGAAGCTCAACTAGCTGGCCTAGAAGCAGGCGAGGGTGGTGTAAGTGACGCACAGGCAATGAAGATTGCTCAGTCAACGGTGGGCGCTCCTCCTTCAAAGACCAAGACTATACCTGGTAACCCACGAGCGAGATTCGGTAAAGATCGTAGCGATAAAACCGTGCCAAACCCTGACTACGAAAAACAACTGCAGGAATACAACAACGAAGTTAAGCAAATAGCTGACTCTCTTGGCGGGAATCGTGAGTCCCAGATTGCTTCTATAAAGGAGCAAATGACGCAGCTTGAGGGGCAAGAGGGTCAGGCTGGTCTGTTTGACCTTCTTGAGGATCAGTCAAGGAGGGCAGGTGACTTACAACGTGAGCAACTGGGATTACAACGTGCTGACGACGTAAGTGCGCTTCAAGAGTTCGCACCGCAAGTAGTCGAGGCTTACCGTGAAGCTGACCCCTATAGCACAGGACTAGCCGAGCAGCAGACTGCTATGGCAAATGATTTATACCAGCGTTCACAAGGTCTGAACCCTGAGCAACAACGTCTGGTCGACCAGCAAGCACTGGGTATGGCGCAAAGTCAGGGCCGTGTAACGGACCAAAGCGCAATTGCTGGTCAACTACTCGGACGTGAAAGTTACCTGTCTGGCCTCCGTAGTCAAGCCGCAGGTATGGGACAGCAAGCGTTTAACCAAAACCGTCAGCTCGCGGGTGACGTGGGTATGACCATTCTTGGTCGTCCTTCTGCCTCTATTAATCTTGGTAGTCAATCACTACAGTCAGCACAGCAGAACGCAGCAGCTCAAGCAGGACCTAATTTGTTTGATGCTAACGCAGGTTACAATGCGGCGTTGCAACAGCGAGGACAGGACATTAGTTACCAAGGTGCGCAGGCTCAGGCTAATGCGTCCAAGAGTTCGGGCATTATGGGTTTAGTTGGCGCACTAGGTGGAGGATATTTAGGAGGATTATAATAATATATTATGGCATTTCAATCAGGATCACAAATACGGCCAGAACTGGCTAACGCAGACTACAGCGGCTTTACAAATGCCGCTAACATACAAGCGAATGCAATGGCTAACTTAGGTCAGTCCATCGCTTCGGGTATAGAAGGATACAGGGAGAGGAAGAAGGAGAAGACCGCTGGTCGGGCAAAGATCAAAAGAGCTGAGGCTCTTGGTGATTCAATGATATCGATGTTTCAGGAAAATAATCCTGGGCTAGCAAATAACATAGCCGATATAATGTCTATGAACTTCGACGAATCCATACCCCTTGATCAAAGAATCGAGGCTACAGATGGGTTTGAGCAATCGCTGATGAATATGTTCCTGATGAATCAACAGAGCCAAGCACCTACATTTACACCTGGACCAGAGGGCGGGATGATGGTTAGGATTGGAGGAAAAGACACATACTTCCCCCCCCAAGCTATGGGTAAGGGGCCAGATCCTATGGCAGCCCTCTATAATGCCCTCGGAGCCGGAACAACACCTGTAACTCCACCTCCTGCTCTAACCCCAGATGAACTAGAGGAAGAAGCTCGCTTGATGCGTGAAGCGCAATTAAATCAGTAAACCAATATGGCTCTTTCCCTAGAACAAGCCAAGAGACTTGAGGAGCTTCAAGCCAAGAGGCTTGAATACAATAATTACCAACAGCGTCAGGCTGCTAGTAATATAGGTCTAGCTGTAGCTGAAGAGAACGCAGGTCAAGATACAACTCTTGGTGAAGAAGCGGCTGCTATAGCCGCTGAAATTGCTATCTCTGAGGGCGGAAGATTAGCTAGTGCTGCAGCGGGAACTGCTGTTCCCATCGTCGGGACAGCCGCTGGCTGGGTTGTTGGAGGTCTTGCTTCTGGCGCATTAGGTGCTTACACAAGGCAGAAAATGCTTGGTGAAGAACTGGACTACGGCAATATCATTGCCTCCGCTTTCATCAACATTATACCTGTTCCAAAGGGGCTTACTGCAGCTGTTCCATTAGCAAAGAAATTTCCAACTACTAGCGCCTCCGTATTCCAAGGTGGGGTCGGATCCGCATTCACAACTGGTGAAGAAGTCCTATCAACTAGGATAAACGAAGACAGACTGCCAACACTGGAAGAGCTTAAGGATCCAGCTATGCAGGGAGCGGCTCTTGGTGCTGGACTCGGTGCTGTAGGTTCAAAACTAGAAGGAGCCTATAAGAAGTTCGCAGGAATAAGCCGTAACGACTTCAACGCTGCGCTCCGTATGGGAGATCCTGACGCAAAGATACTTGTGGACGGTGTAATGAAAAACGCACTACGCCACCAGCAGGATGTAAGAGATAATTACGCTGACCTTCGACTTGGAATAAAGGAAGCCACTATGGACGGAAGGGCTAGGCTTCAAGAGCTACAGCTAACTTCCGCCGGAGGACAAGTAAAGTCCAAGCGAGGAATCTTTGAAGTTCTGGACGACGACGTAGATTACAACTTGAACTCTAGACTTTCGGAGGCTGCCATTGCTGGCAGGAACGCAGAGCTTCAGAACATCTTTGAACTAGACGGTCAGTTCATCGTAAGCAAGGCGGACGAACTAGGCCTTGGCGCATCTGATTTGTCACAAAAGATAGATCAGTATTTGTATGCCAAGCACGCAAAACGATTCAACAAGGTTAAGTCCAAGAACTACAAGGGTGAAGGATCCCCTGCTGGTATCAGCGATAAGGAAGCTGACGACATAATCAAGAGCTTTGAGGCTTCTGGATTAAACAAAGAACTCGATCAAGTAGTGAAGAGTCGTTCTGACTTATCCAAGCAGATACTGGACACACTTGAGGACGGGGGAATCGTAAGCTCTAAATACGCTACTAGCCTAAGAAAACAGTTCCCAGATTATGTCCCATTGAATCGTGTGATG